GGCTGCGTGTTCTTTGACGTTCAGGCGCGAAGCTTTGGCGATGTGTCGGACGGTTGCGATTGGGCGACCGATTACGCAATACAGTGCCAGGCGCAAGATTTCATTTGGGACGGTGACGGTCTGGGCCTCGGCCTTCGGCGCCAGGTGGCGGATAACTTCACAGGCCAGAGCATTCGGCAGGAGTTGTTCAGAGGTTCCGCAGGCGTTGATAAGCCCGAAGCCATGTGGCAGATGATTGATGACAACAGCGCCCGGCCCATACCCAACAAGGACGCCTTCAAGAACCGCAGAGCGCAGGCCTATATCGCGCTGCGTGACCGCATGTACCGAACCTACCGGGCAGTGGAAAAGGGCGAGTATCACGACCCTGACACCCTTGTAAGCTTTTCGTCAGAGATTGAAGAACTGAGCGGGCTGAAGTCCGAATTATGCCGGATACCGAAAAAGCCGAACGGCACGGGCAAGATTCAGATAATGAGCAAAATTGATATGAAGGCGCTGAAGATCGACTCACCCAACATGGCAGACGCCGTGATGATGTGTCTCGCAGTGCCTGACAAGATTGCCAATAACGCCGCCGTTATGCCGCCCTCAATTAAGCCAATGGGTCAGAGATATGGATCTGGAAGAAATCAAAGAACTCGTTGATGACGCAGAGGCGAGTACCAGCGCAACCCGTGAAGAGGCCGGGGATATGCTGGTATTCGGTCGCATCTCGCAGTGGGATGACGACATTGGCGCAGACGTTCAGACCGAATTTCGCGGCACGTTCGACATTATCAAGTCACGCCGTAACCGCATCCTGGGCGAGCTCTGGTCTAACCCTGTCGGTATTACGTTCAAAGGCAGCGACGGGGCTGGCGAGGATGCCGCAGAAACCCTGACCGGCATGTACCGCACCGATATGCTGCGCTCAGAAGAGGCCATAGAGACCGCACTGCAAGACCAGGTAGATTGCGGCTTTGGCGCGTTTCGCTTTGTCACAGAGTACGAATCCAAGTTTGACGACCTGAACAACTATCAGCGCATCATTGCCGAGCCGATTAACGAAGCCAACAACGTCGTGTATTTCGACAGCAATGCGAAGAAGAAAGACAAGTCTGATGCCCGCTGGTGCGCCATTATTACCACTTTCACCGAGAAGGGGTGGGAGCGTTACGCCGACGAGATGGGCATTGATTACGAGGCCAACAAAGAGCCCCGGCCATTCAGGTCCTCGCAGCGCAGTGACGCTATATTCTGGCGCTCAAAGACCGATGAAATCAAAGTCGCAGAATTTTACAGCAAAGAGAAAAAGCGCGAGCGTGTCCTGATCTTTGAAGACCCGCTGGGCCAGACCAAGGCCGTGTATCAGCGTGAAGTCAAAGATGTGATTGACGATATGGAGCGGGCCGGCTTCGTCAAAGTTGGCGAGAAGATGAAAGAGCGCTGGGTGGTCACCAAGGAAATCGTGACCGGCGAGAAGGTGCTGAAGAAGCAGCGCATACCTGGCGAGCATATCCCCATCATTCCGCTGTATGGCGACTGGAGCCGGGTTGAGGGCCGCGAAATCTGGCGGGGCATCTACCACGACGCCCAGGACGGGCAGCGCCTGCATAACTTTACCATGAGCTACATGGCCGACATCGTAGCCAAAGGGCCGCGCCAGAAGCCCATGTACTTCCCCGGCCAGATTCAGGGCTTTGAGTACATGCACTCCGCAGCGGGGTCGGATAACAACTTTCCGTACCTGCTGATGAACGAGGTCAGCCCGATTACTGAGATGCCGTACCCGCAAGGTCCTGCCTCTTACATCGAGCCGCCACAGCTTCCACAGGCTGCTGCCGCGATGCTGGAATTTACCCGGCGCTCAGTGGATGACGTAACCGGCGGCGCATTGTCGCAAGAGCAGATGATGAGCGGCCAGGTGACGGAGGGGCAAATAAACTCGGCTCAATCCGCGCAGAACATGGAAACCTTCCTGTACCAGAACAGCTTTGCGCTGGCTATGAAGCAAGCGGGCCGTGTGTATGCGTCTATGGCCTCCGAGCTGTATGACGTGCCGCGTGAAGCTGTTACCACGCAGCCGGATGGCACCGAGTCGTCTGTTACTGTCATGGAAACGGTATTCGACGAGGAAACCGGGCAGGAAGTGGTCATCAATGACATCACCAGGGGCAAGTTTGAGGTTTACGCAGACGTTGGGCCGAACTTCCAGTCACAGAAAGAGGAAGCCCGCTCCGAGATGCGGGAGCTGTACACCGCGCTGCAAGGTACGCCAGAGGGCGAGATGGTTCTGCTGACTTACTTCACCCTCATGGAAGGGCCAAAGACCGACCACTTGAAGGCCTACGCCCGCAAACGCCTTGTAATGCAGGGATTGATGAAGCCTGACACCGACGAAGAAAAGCAGATGATGCAGCAAGCCAGCCAGCAACAGCAGCAGCCTGACGCGAATATGGTCATGGCAATGGCTGAGCAGACCAAAGCAGAGGCCGATATGGCCAAGGTTCAGATGGATGGCCAGCACAACCAGCAATCCACTCAGATCAAGCTATATGAGGCCATGACCAAGCGGGTAAAGGTTGAGGCAGACGCGCAGAAGCAAGGCTATGACGCGCAAAAGACGTTAGCCGAAACGGAAGGTGTCGAGCTTGAGAATATCCGCAAGCAGATGGAAGCATTGAGCGATCAGGATTTATTCAACATTGCAGCCGGGGGCCAGTAATGGCGGGGCGATCCGATCCGAGACAGTTGCAGGCATTACGGGAGGCTCGCAAGAGGAATCTATTAGGGCCGACACAGAACGCTGCGCTGCAAGAGATTGAGCGCCGATTTATGAGATTCGTTGAGCCAGCTGCAACAATGGCTAGTGCGATGGTTGCAGAGCCTGTGTCTGGGTTTGTGGGCCTAGCTGCTACGCCGTTTGGCTCTGACGTGGCCACTCGTGCGATTAACAAGACGCAAGAGGCCATGACCTACCAGCCGAGGACTGAGGCAGGTATGCAGGGGCTTCAGTCGCTGTCTAATTTCATGGCGCCAGTTGGCCAAGCATTTGAGGGTGCGAGTTCTTTCCTTGGCGATGCAGCGTTTGACGCCACAGGATCGCCGGCACTAGGCGCGGCGGCTTACTCTATACCAACGATGGGGCTTGAAGCATTAGGGCTTAAAGCGGCTCGTGCGACACCTGGCAGACAGTTTGAGATGGGAGATATTGGGGCGAGCGGCATTGGCAGGAGTCAGCGGGGCGCAGTTGGCGGCGTTACGGCCAAGCCATCGACCGTTAAAGACGTTACGGCAGCATGGGAAAGCCGAGGCATTAAATCGTTTGTTAGCGAGCATCCCGACAATCTAGTGCTAGGAAAAATTATAGTTCCAGAAGGTCAGCGCAGCTCAGGAGCCGGCACTCAGGCCATGCAAGAGCTTGTTGATTACGCAGATAGCACAGGCAAGCGCATAGACTTGTCGCCTTCCGCAGACTTTGGCGGCAACAAGAAACGACTAAGCGAGTTTTACAAACGCTTCGGGTTCGTGGATAACAAGGGAAAGGCCAAAGACTTTGAGGTAAGCGAAACAATGTACCGGCCTGCTGGTATAGGTGGTAGTGGCGATAGGGTTAAGGACAGAATGAATATTGAATCCGCGTTCAATGAGAGCACTGGAGATGAGGCCATTGACGCCAAAATAAAATCAGTTGTAATGATGTCGCCAGATGAATACCTGCGGCAAGCCTACGAGGCGACGGATGCCAGAATGGGTGGGTCTTTTGATGGGTGGCTAAGCTCTAACCAGCGAACGACAGAAGAAATATCTAAATACTCTGATGATATGAGCAAAGGTGATGAGTTTCCTCTGCCTTATATTGACAGGGCGGCAGGGTCTCAAGATGGTCGCAACAGAGCTTTGGCTGCAAAACAGTTAGGCATAAAGGAAATACCTGTTGGCATTGTGCCAGCGCCTACAAAAATTGAACGCATTGCAGAAATAACAAAAGAACTGGAAGGATCGAAAGGGTACAGAAAGTTTCGGCTTGAAGAAGAATTAAAACGATTACAACTAGATGCAGATTGATTAATCCAACTAATTCTATAACCCTTCACGTAATGTTATAATGTTTCACAATCGAGCAGGGCGAACACCCTGATCCGAGTTCGGCGGATACCGAATATACGCAAATAAAGGCGGATAACTTTATGTCACTGGAAGATCTGAGAGCGCAAGCCGAAGAAGACGAAGCGACAATCACTGAGGTTGATGAGTCTGAATCCCAGGATGAGCTTGAGCCGGATGAAACAGAATCCGAGGAAGGCAGTTCTGACGAAGAAGGCGAGGATACCGAAGAGGCTGAAGAATCGGATGATTTTGAGCTTGAGCTAGACGGGGAGCCAGAACCCGACCGGCAGAAGCCTAGCGCAGAAGATGCGCTGATTCATAAGCTGACCAAAGAGCGTAAGAAACGTCAGCAGGAGTCCGCTAAGGCGAGTGATCGCCAGACTGAAGTGGACGAGCTGAAAGCGCAGATTGCTGAGATGCAGAAGGCCATGAATACCGGCCAGCAGCAGCCACAGCAGCGCCAGACGCAACCTGAAGCGCAATACCCACCTGTACCGTTGCTGTATGAGAACGGAGTTGATACGCCAGAGCAGTATTCACGGGCGTACCAGCAGTGGGTTAACGAGTGCAAGCGCATTGACGAATTGAGCAATCAGCGGAAACAGCAAAATGATGAGTACGCCACTTCCATGCGGTCAAAGACCGAAGGGCTGGCAAAGCGGGCCGCGAAGTTTGCAACGGATAACAAGGTCAGCGTTGACCGGGTTGCCGATGCACTGAATCGCGCCACTGACGAGGTAGACGAAGCCACCAAGATCGAAGGATCACTGGCCTACCTGTTGGATTCTGTTGGAGATGGTGGTGAGCGAGTTGCTTACTACATCGGCACAAATGACAACGCCATGTCGCAGATCAAAGCGTTGCTGAAAGACGACCCCAACGGGTTTAAGGCAATCGCCCACATGACGCGCCTGGCTGAGAAATTGAAACCCAAGCATTCCAAAAGACTCAGCAAAGCCCCTGCGCCCGATGAATCATTACGCGGTGATGGGTCGCCCGCTTCCAGCCGGAAGCTGCAAGAGGCTTACGATAAAGCCTCCAAGACCAGCGACCTGAAAGCCATGCGTGATGTTCAGAAACAAGCGGAAGCACGAGGGGTTAAGCTCACATGATAGAGGCAATACATCATGGCTAACCAAACCGCAAAGAATATCCTGGCTTTCTACGACGAGTCGTGCAAGCAGATGAACGATAACTTTGTCTATGCGTCACGCATGGGCGTTGATACCCAAGCCGGCGTAAACCTCCAGAACGCGAACAACGTGTACTGGAAGACCGTTGAGCAGCAAGCGCCCGTCGTGTCCGGCTTTGACCTGTCGGGCGCCACACCGGGCGACATTATCGAGCAGACCTACCCGCTAAACGTGGAGGCTCCGCGCAACGACTGGTTCACCCTTCGCGCAGAAGAATTGCGTGATCGCAGCTTTATGGAGCGCCGTGCACAGGCCGGTTCACGCAAGCTTTCCGCTGACGCAAACCTGCGGGCCGCTAACATGGTAGCCAGTACTGGCACCATGTACTACGAGTCCAGCAAAGCGGGCTTTGACTTCGTATCTGAGGCTGCAACGCTGTATTCCGAGCGGCAAGCGTATCGTGACATGGGGGCAAGCTTCTTTTTCAACCCTCGGACCTATCAGGTTATGGGCTCTGACCTGGCCTCACGCTCTGACCTTAACGGTCGCACAGAAGCGGCTTATGGAACGGCTCAAATTGGAAGGAACGTCGCGGGCTTTGACGCTTTTGAGGCCCCAACCTACGGCACCATCCCGACCGCTGCCGGCGCTGACAGCACTGTGGCGGCTGATGTTGTTGAAGTGCCTGAAGGCTACAAGACCGTGGGCGGCTCAATCCAGAACGTCGACTACCGTTACGGCACTGTAACCATGACAGCCGCGACCAACTACCAAGTTGGCGATGTGATCACGTTTGCAGGTGTGAATGCTTTAGGGGTTATGGATAAGACCAATACCGGCCAGCTGATGACGTTCCGCGTTATTGAGAAGTCCGGCAGCGATCTGACCATTTACCCGAAGCCTATCGCGGCGGATCAGGCGGGCATCACCAGTTCGCAGGCGGCCTACGCAAACATCAGCACGGCGATTGTGTCGGGCATGACGGTTGCAAAGGTCAACACGAACGGCGGCCAGGCTAACAGCTTCTGGGCTGATGATTCAGTCGGCTTTGTGAACGCTGATGGCAACCTGGACGTTCTGAACGAGTTCGACGGCATGAAGGTAGTCAGTGAGACGCTGGATAACGGCATCAAGCTGTATATGGCTTATGACGCCAGCCTGAGCTCGTTGAACTGTCGTGTGCGCCTGTTCACATGGTATGGACTGGTCAACCGTGATCCGTCAAGGAACGGTAACGCGATTTACGTACCGGCGTAATGAGACAGGGGGCTTCGGCCCCCTTTCTTTTACCTGTCAACATATTGGACGGGGCAAGCAATGAGATACCTCTACACCACCAATCCCGATGAGCACTGCTCAGACTTTGGCGACGGCATTTTTGGCCGACCTGCACATACTTACGAGCAATCCCGATTGATTGCCGAGGGCTGGCGACTGAACAAGTCTGATCTGTCAGCGGCGCCACAGAGCCCCACGCAAGGCGAGGTTCTGGATTCACTGTCATTCGCCTACCAAGAAAAGTTTGGCAAAAAGCCGCATCACAAGATGAAGGCTGAAACCATAGCGCAAAAGTTGGAGCAGGCAGATGACAAAGGGTGATCTGGCAAACCGCATTCTAAATCTGATCGGCGTCAACACCCGTTTTGTTGAAGCCGATCCTGGCGAGATTCAAGACACGCTCAAGTACATGGAGGACTGGATTCTGGCGAACAACGCCACGGGGCGGCGTATTGGGTACATCGTATCCGATGGCGAGCCTGACGCATCCGAGGATTCCGGCATCCCTGGCTGGGCAGTGATGGGTGTCACCAACTCCGTCGCCATTTCTGTCGCGCCTTATTTCGAGAAGCAGGTTCACCCAGGCATTTCCCGCAACGCAAGTATGGGCATGCAGACGATAGCCAATCGCACTGTTGAGGCCGAGGAGGTCCAGTATCCCAGCCGCTTCCCGCGTGGCCAGGGCAATCAAACGACCTATGGCCGCAAGTATTATCACCCTGAAGATCGCATTACCACGCACAACGATTTCCTTTCTGACGAAAACGACGCGCCGGTAACGCCATGAAGCTTCCCCTGATTAAAGGTACGCGAGTCGATGGGGATGCCGAGTGGCGTGACGTTCTGCCGTTTAACATGGTGGGCTTCTTTCAGTCTGTCGGCTCATGGACCGGCTACCTTCGCACCGCAGACGGCATCAGCCAGTTCGCAGAAGGCGTGGGCATTGACCGCGGCGGCCTTTGGTCTGACCGTTTCCGCAAGCATGTGAGAGTGTCCGGCAATAAGCTGATTCAGGTAGGCCAGTTTGGCGAAGTCGCTGAGATTGCCGGAACTGACATTGATGGCCCCGGCCAGGTGGTGATGGATAACAGTTTCAACTCCATTGCCATTGTTGCGGGCGGCAAATACTACCGCTATGACGGTGATGCAACGGTTGCTGACGTTACGAAGCCGGTGGGCGCCGGTGACTTCATCGACCTGTGCTGGATTGACGGTTATTACATCTTTACCGATGGCGAGAACCTTTGGAATACCACGCTCAGCGGATCAGGTGAAACCACTTTTGGCGGCAATCAGCGGGCCGGTTCAGACTTTGCGCCTGATGAAATTGTGGGCATTGAGAAGTCCACTGATAACAAGCTAATCGTGTTCAACCGATACACGACAGAGCGGTTCTACAACAACGCAGGCGCACAGTTTCCGTTCGCCCGCATGCCTAACGCAGCTATCCCTATAGGCATTGTTGGCACTCGCGCCAAGGCCAGCATTGGCGATGGTCAATTCATCGTGTTTGGCGGCGGCAAAGAGTACAGCCCGAGCTTTTACCTGCTGACCAACAGTTACCAGAACATATCAACGAAAGAGATTGATTCTGTTATTGACGAGTACTCGGATTTCGAGCTGTCGGGCATCCAGATTGAGTATCGAGACACCCGAGATCAGGGCCTGGCTATCTGCCACCTGCCGCGTCATACGCTGGTTTACGACATCAGCCTAAGCCGCAAGCTCAGTGAAAATATCTGGTATCAGTGGGGTAGCGATGGACTGCCCTGGCGCGTAGTGAACGGCGTGTACGATCCGCGCAACATTGACGACAAGGCATCGGGCTGGATTTACGGCGACAAGCAGGATGGGCGCATCGGCAAGCTGGAGCAATCGGCCTGCACTCAATACGGGCAGGTGGTTGAGTGGGCCTGTAATACGCCTATTGTTCGCGCCGGAACCACCATCAGCACAGCGGAATTGGTTACGGCCCCAGGCCATAGCGATGTTGAAAACGATGTGGTGTTTGTCTCGACCACCAAGGATGGCGTGGTATTCGGGCCGGAAGTCCTGATGTATCGCGGCAACCGTGGCGATTATCAGAAACGCATCATTGCCCGCAGGCTTGGCAACTATCCGCGATGGTTTGGCATGAGGGTTCGCGGCAAGAGTGCTGGCGTATTCAGCATAACGGGGGTGGAAATAGATGAGGCAGGATGATGCGACAAGATAGCGCCGTCAGTTACGCCGACCTTGAGCGTCTTGGTTGGCCTCAATTCATGATAGACGACTACATGGGTAGGCTTCGTGATCTAACCCCGCAGCGGGGCGCACAGAACCCTGAAGGCGTGTATGCCGCCAACCTGAACGGCATGTACATCAACACCGCATCCAGCACGCTTTGGTTCAACCCATCACCAGGGGAGCTGACCGGATGGATAGCGCTTTAGATTTCACACCCTATTCTGGCGACCTGATGGGCCTGACGACCAACGAAAACCACTTAGTTTTCCGCTGGAATCGCGACGATTGCAAAGTTCTGTTCTCGGCATCACGCCGGGGCAATGCCGCATCCTGTCATTTTGCCAGCGACAAGCGCGGCCTTCGCCACATCAAAGAAGCCATTGACGGGTTTGTGAGCTTCGCCTTCTGGCTATTCGACTGGTGCGAGATGGTGCTGGCACAGGTGGGCCGCGCAAGTGTGGGCAGGCTCATCGAGAAAACGGGCTTTATTCCCGTGGCTGAAATTGACGACACAACGGTTTACATGAGGGCAAGATAATGGGCAGCATTGTTTCAACAGTGACGGATGGCCTCGGCCTGACAGACTCACAGCAGGGTGCAAGGGCTGTAGATAAAGGCACGGCCCAGCAAGTCGCGGCGCAGCGTGAAGCTCTCGCATACATGAAAGAGCGCGAAGCGTTGCCGCAAAAGTTCCGTGAAGGCGCGCTAACTCAGCTTGGCGGGCTTTATGGCCTTGAAGGTGGCGATCCAAACGCTGACCAGAATCTGCAAGCCAATCCCTTGTACCAGGCAACCATTGGCCAGCTTCCACAACAGGAAGAGGCCATTCTTCGCAACCAGTCCGCTACCGGCGCATTGCGATCAGGCGGCACCGATATGATGCTGGCCGACAATCAGCGCATGAATACGTTGTCAGCCTATCAAAACGCTATGGGAGGGCTCCAGGATCTTACCAACCTACCCTCAAACGCAGATCGGATCGCAAGCGAAATAGCGGGCATTGGCCAGACTCAGCGCCAGGGCACCATCGGCGCAGCCCAGTCCAGTATTGCCGGCAAGCAGGCGGCTTTCGATCAAACGATGGGGCTGGCCAAGATGGGCGCGGCTGCATTCTCTGACATTCGCCTAAAAGACAACATTCAACCCGCAGGTGATCGCTTTGGTCATAGCTGGTTCACATGGGACTGGAACGACACGGCCCGCGCTCTCGGCCTCTCTGGAAGCTCTGAGGGTGTGATTGCCGATCTGGTTAAACCTATGCGCCCTGACCTAGTTGGTGAGCGTGACGGCTATCTGACGGTGGACTACCGCACAATGGAGAATCAGTATGCAGAATAATCAGTTCTACGTTGAGCCGGCACGATATGACTGGAGCGGCAGCGAGGAAGCCGAAAACCCCGACAAGCGGCTTTCAGGCTTAATGGGCCTGAACCAGCAACCACAACAGCCAAATGCCTTCGCATCGCAGACCCCCGGCGCACCGCAGCAGCCTGGCCGGGTTGACGCGACCAGCATGGGACAAAACCCCATGGGTGGCGAAGGTGAAATGGACGGGGATTTCTTCAGTATGCTTGCGGCTAACATCTCTAGCGCGTTTGGAGGCAGATAATGGCCAGTCGTGAGTTTTACGTTCAGCCCGCAGACTACGGCAGCGGATGGCGCGAAGGCGCGGCCATGATTGGCGACTACCGACAAAAGCAAGACCAGCAAGCGTATCAGGAGGCGGCAAAGAAAGCGGCAACCGAAGCCACGCAGTCGGGCGACCCTCGAAAGATTCGTGAGGCGGTGATTCAGTTCCCTGAGATCGCCAAAACCATGACCGATATGTTTGGCTTCACGAATGACCAAACCAAACAGGTCGCCAAGGATACTTACCGCAAAGCTCTGTCTGATCCACAAAACGCAGCGCAGCATTTGCAGGAGGGCATCAGTCAGGTGTCTCAGTTTGGCGGCAGGCCGACCACGATGGCGGCAGACTTTCAGATGTTTCAGCAAAACCCCGAGGCGGCACTAAAGAACATGCGAGTCGGCTATGCGGGCATTGCGTCAGAGGAAGAATATGGCGCCATGTTTGGCGGCGGTGATAGTGGCCCAGGCTTCGGCAAAGTTCAGCCCGGAGACTTCACACCGGCATCGCTTCAAGCTTACGGTCAGAGCGGCGACTTCAACGACCTAGTGCGCTATGAGTCTGCGAAATCTGTAAACATCGGCGGCGTCCCGCATGTATTCGACCCGGCATTCGGCGGCTATCGGCCTGCATCGGTTTCGGGCGACAGCCGTGGCGGCCAGTCAGCCCCCGTGACGACACAAAGCGTTGCAGCGTCTGAAGGCGAGATTGAGGCCACAAAGGATGCATCAAAGCAGGCCATAAAGAAAAGTGGCGAAGCTTATGACCGGCTGGCTACGATCAAATCAACGATCCCGAAGTACGACGAGGCAATCAGGCTGGTTAAAGAAGAAGGCGCAAGCTCTGGCCCCATCGCGTCCAGATTCCCGAGCTTTCAATCTTCTACGCTTGAGCTTGAAGCGGTTCAGAGAGAACTTGGCCTCGATGTGGTCAGCTCCGTTACGTTCGGCGCCCTATCTGAAGCTGAGCTGGCAATCGCTATGCAGACAGGCCTGCCGACAAACCTTGAGGGCCCGGCGCTGACCGACTGGCTGGAGCAGAAAAAGGCCAGCCAGCAAAAGCTGGCAGAATATGTCTCAGAGGCCGCTCAGTTCCTCGGCACTCCAGGCAATACGCCGGCGATGTGGATGAACAAGAATCAAGCCGCAAGCCAAAGCAAGGGCGAGGAAGATGCAGCCGTAAACTGGAGTGACCTCTGATGAATGTGAAGCTGCCGAACGGGAAGATTATTAGGGGGGTGCCGGAGGGCACAAGTAAAGATCAAATCCGGCAGAAAGCCATTTCATCAGGGCTTGCGACTACTGAAGACTTTGGGCAGGCGCCTCAACCTCAATCGCCAAAAGTAGACATGGCTGCTATCAGGAAGCAAGCTATGGATGAGGTGGCGGCAGAGCAAGGGCCGCTTGACGCCCTGATGATTGGCGCAGGCAAGGGTTTTTATGATGTTGGTCGCGGCCTTGGCCTGTTGGACTCAGAGAGTGAATCTGACGCGCAGGCAATGGAGGCTTTACGTGAGCAAAGACCGTACACAACCGGAGCCGGAGAAATCGCAGGCCAAGCCGCACCATTCATCCCTGCTGGACTCGCGCTGGGAGCAATACCTGCTGTTAGCGGTCGCGTTCTTGCTGGCGCTGGACTCGGCGGCGCTGAGGGTGGCATCCTCGCTTCTGGCACGGACAATAACGTACTGGAAGGGGCCGGCGTGGGTACTGCTATCGGCGGTACTGCTGAGGCTCTTTTCCCTATCCTTGGTCGCCTTGGCCGTTCGCTACATCGCAAAATAACCGGATCACTGCCAGCTGGCGCAGTTATTGACGATGCTGGCAGGCCGATGCCCGCGCTTCAGTCGGCTCTCGATGAAGCTGGCATGACCTTTGAAGACCTCACCGCTGATGCCCAGGCGCTGCTTCGCAATGCGGAGCCTGGCACTGATCCTGCCCAACTGGCGAGAGCTGCAAGATTCTCCAATGAAGGTGTCCCAATTAGCAGGGGCGAGCTAATGCAAGAGGGCGGATTTGAGCAGCGAGCCATTGAGAACCGCTTGCTTGAGTCCACCAACGACCCGCAAGCCGAACGGTTCCGGCAGTTCAAACTCCAGCAAAGTGAATCAATCCGCGGCGCCCTTGAGCGATCCGTGGACACACGGCAGATGCCAGAAGATACCGGGAACCTGATTAAAGAAGCCCTGGCGGGCCGCAAAAAGTTACTCCGCACGCAGAAAAACCAGCTTTACTCGGAAGCCCTTGACGCCGCAAAAGAATCTGGCGGTATTCCAGTATTCCCTGGCGGTATTCGTGACGCCATGCCGGATGCGGATACACTGGAAGATTTGGCCATCACCGCGCCTGCTGCAATCGACTCCCTGACGAAGCTCGGCACCAAGTACGGGCTGATTGATCCGACCGATGCAATGACCGAAGCCGGATTCACTCCGACCACCATCACCCTCGCGAACTTTGAAGGCATCCGTAAATCGCTGAATGCCATTGAACGTGGCGACCAGACCGGGGCGGCCAGCGTTGCCATTCGTCCGATGATTGAGGCGCTGGACGATGAAGTGGTTAATCTTGCTGAAACCGCCACCGGCATGGGCTTGTCTGAACGAGTAGTGGAGCCGCTAAGGAAAGCCCGTACCGTTGTGCGCGACATGAAAACCGAATTTAACCCGAAGGCATTGGCTGGCCAGTTAATCGACGTAAAGCGCAACAGCTCTGAACCGGTCATCTACGGCAGCAAGGTTTACGACAAGATCACGAGCAAAGCGCAGCCGATTGAAAACGTGCGCAAGGTAATGGCAAGCCTTCGCCAGTCGGGGGATCAGGGCGCCCAAGCGATAGCCGATATGCAAACCACCACTATGCTGGACCTGATTAACTCAGGATTCAGCACACAGTCAAGACAGGTTGACGGCATCCAGGTGTTCAACCCGATTAAGTTCAAAAAGCGATTGCAGGATATTGGCGACGAAAAGCTGAAGGCCATGTTTCAAACCAACCCAAGCTCGCTTGCCAGGTTAAAAAACATTGACCGGATAGCCAGTGATCTTGTGTCGCCCGCTGGAGCCGTACCGAAAGGCTCCGCAAGCGTTATTCTGGATCTGTTTAACCGTATGGGGGTAACGGCGATTACGTCCAAGGTGCCTGGCGCTGGGCTGTTCGTCGAGCAGATACAGCGCTTGGCCGAGGGTGGCGCTAACCGTAAGGCCGTTACCGCGGCAATCAACGCCAGCCCACAATCCAGGCAGGTAGCATACCGCCTTGATCAAGAGTTTCCCGGCATCGCTGCCGCCCTTGGCATATCTGCCGTTTCCGTAGAGTCCAACCAGGCGAACCAAAATGACCCCAATTCAGACCAATAAGCCCGTATTTTTCGACGCAGATGGCGAGCCTCTGAACGGCTTCATCTTCATCGGCCAGCCCAGCCAAGACCCGCGCATTGCACCCAAGACCGTGACGCTTCGTGATTCGGGCGGCGTGGAGTTCCCCGCAGGCACGAAACTCAACGTCAGCGATGGCCGCATCACCTACAACGGAAAGCCTATTGTTGCGCTCGTTGATGGCAACCACTCCATGCTGACGCTGGACGAATCCGGCGCACAGGTGGATTACTCGCCATTGGTAGAAGTGCCGGGAGGTAGTGGCGCCGACTTTACTGGCGTAATTCGCTTTGGCCTGACGCTGACCAATATCAAAGCCTTCGATGTGTCTGTAGGTGACGCTGTGCGCAACATCGGCAAAGTTACGGCCACCGATGGGATGGGTAAAGACTGGCTCGTAACGAGCAACACGGGGTCATCAGGCGATGACGTAGACTTGATTGATTTCAGCAACGGCTTGCAGGGCCAGAGCTACACCGTCGCATAAGGGGTTAGAATGTCCACGATAAACAGTTACCCGGTCCGGTCATTTGCCGAAAACCAAAAATTCTTCGTTTACGACCCGGCATCGCAAACCAGCTCGCTCGTAACCGGCGCAGATATTAAGCAATCCATTCAGGCCGGCGAATCTGCTGTTGTCGCAACCTCAACATTTAAAGCACTGAAAACAGAAAGCTACAAAGTTGGCACGATTGTCCAGACTTCTGGCGGCGAAGCGATTGCTGATGAATCGAATGGCCTGTACGTCATTCAGCCCCCAGGCAGTGGCGGCACTGTGATATTCAACGGCAACGAGGCCGTAAAGCTTCCGCTGGTTAACTTTGTGGTATCGGATGTATCAAGTGCCACGGTCGCTACTGACTCCGGTACGCGCACGATAGAGGTGTTGGCTGATGCGGTAGAATTGAAAATATTCAGGGCCACGAATGCCGCTGCCGTTGCAGCACTTCCGGCAGTCGCAGGCTATCAAGTGCTCATGTCCGGCGCTCCCTCCGGCCTCTTTGAGTTCTCCACAACCAACTTTTCCGCAGCCGTTGGCAATGACCCCGGCAAGCTCGTTTACATTCCGCCGTCATCGGATGCAACGGGCGCGAGTGGTGCGTGGGTAAAGCAAAGCGGCGCTGAGGTTGGCGAGGTTATTACATTCGCCGGTAATGCGGCATCGCTAAATCGAAAATATGGCCAAGGCTGGCGCATTGCTGATGGCACTGACGGCACGCCAAATCTAATAGACGCTTTCCCGAAGTTCGGCACGTTCGCGCAAAAATCAGATACAGGTGGAGCCAAAACTGTCACGCCCTCGGGTTCAGTGTCGGTATCCACATCCGTCAGTGTAAGCAACCGCACGCTGTCAGTGGCTCAAATGCCAGGTCACTCTCACCTAATTCCAAAGTCTAGGGAGAGCGAACTAGGTGGGTCGGATGTAGGATTAATGCCAGGCATGGCTGGTGGGTCACAAAATTCAGGCTCAGCAGGCTCCTCGCAATCTCATGGTCACGGATCAAGCGCATCCAGTAGTGGATCATTTTCTGGCTCTAATCATACCAACGAACCGCAATTCACCTACCTCGTGCCGCTGTACTTCACCGGCGTTGCTGGCTCTTACTCATAAGGACTGACCATGATTGTCACCATGATTACAGAAGATAGCTCAATTACGGTTGATGGCGACCGGCTAACGGTTCCGGTTGCTGCGGAATTGGGCGAGTGGGCTGTTCAGTTTGACGGCGAGAGTGCAGAAGTGGAATACAGCGACAACCGGCCCAACGAAGTGATTAATGCGACCACTTTCTATGCCCGATACCAGTCAGATATTGACGCACACGCGGCGGAGCGATTGGCACTGAATGAAGCGGCGGCGCTGGCAAGCATACCTACCACGGCGCAACTCATCGCACAGCTAACGGCAGAGCGGAAGTTGCAAGAGCAGCAAGGTGTAACCGTTAACGACATACGATACGCGGGCGATCCCAGTAACCGGCAGGCAATAGCCGAGGCCATGCAATTTATGGCCGACTCTGGAACGACCGAGTTCCCGATCTGGAAAGACTCTGACGATGTGTTTCACGCTAATCACCCACTGACCGATGTAGTTGACGCATACCGGGCCATTGGCGTTCGCCGGGTCCAGCTTATCGCAGCAGAGGGTCAGTATGCCGTGCAGGTTCAAGACGGCACAATGACGGACGTTACAGGGCTGACTTGGCCACAATAACGAGGGATAGCGAATGAGCAACGCAATTACCCGATCCGCCGCTTGGCGCTTTTTTTATGTCCAAATCTATCGCCGGCTGAAACTGGCATGGCTGTTGCTCCGCGCCTACCTGTTTAATTTGCTGGTAGCCGGAGACACCTTCATCAACACAGTTATCGGTGGCGACCCAGGCGAAACCATCAGCTCACGGATGGGCAAAGGTAAGCTGAAAGGCCAGCCGGTGCATACCTTCCTCAGCCGTGTGATTGACGCCGTGTTCAAAGTTCTGTTCAACGAGTCTGACCACTGCGTTAATGCGATCCAGCACGACGAGGGCAAGGGCGCCATCAGTGAGGTGATTGACCGCTACCGAGAAGGAAAGCGCACGATCTGGAAGCTATAAATCGATCACTCATTCCCCACCCCTCGGCACATTCCAAAGATTAATAGGCGGCAACTCCGGCCCCGGCCATTTCAATTCGCGCATTGCTTCCTGCCTCTCTTTATCCGTCATGCTGCCCCATTCCCGAATCTGCTCAAGTGTTCGGCGGCATCCGGTGCAGACGCCTTCTTTGATTTTGCAGACTTTGGTGCAGGGGCTATGGGTCATTGGCCTTCCTCCTGCTTTGGTGGCTCAGGGCGCACCAAGTTCGTTGGCATCCAGTGCGTGTAATCGCTAATAAACTTCACATCTTCCAAGTCCGAAATCTCTACCCACGATAGCCCTTTGTTATAGACCCATACTGTGCCGTGGCAATCACCGTCAGACTCTTCCGGCAACCGCTCGCTGCACTTAATCCACTCATCGGAGCTGGCAGGGTGGGTGTAGAGGGGCGTCCTGATTCGGGTATCGCCTTCTGCCGCGTGCTTAGGGTGGTCGCAAAACTCGCTGGGCTTACCGTTCACATCTGTAAAACAGAACGCAAACGGCTCAGATTCCTGACCGGCGCGGTTTGCAGTTGAACCTATCATATTATTCTCCTATCCAAAGGCGTCTGTGTTTGTTTCTTCTGTAGTCCGGGTTTTGTCTACAGTTGTAGACACCCTACGTTGGCTTGGTTCAAGTAGGTTACCCGTGCTCTCCTGTCCTAGG